CCACTTGAAGGACCCGAGATAGAAAAGAAGGAAATACCTGTTGGGATGTCCTGCTTAAGAGACTGCAAAATTAAATCCAGCTCTTTAATACCTGTTCGCGTGCCTTCATATTCCCTCTCTTTGATGGAGTCCACCGTTTGAACATCCCTCATGGTATAAGAGTAGGAACCTATTTTTTCTGTTTCAATAGGGCTTAATGAGCTCTCCTTGATATCAGGATTATCCTGGTACCACAAGTACTCAACAAGTAATACGGTAGCTGTACGTAAATCAGCAAGCAGGTCTTCATCTTTTTCATCCTTAAACTTCCGTTGAGCTTCTCGATGAATCCAAGATGTAGCACGGTCAATGTAACCTTGTATTTTTGAGTCAGTAAGAGCAGCCATTTCAGGAAATGAAACGCGCTCTTTGACCTCTGTTACTGTTGCATAAGGCATGTTATTCCACCTCGATAATAAAACCTGCTTCAATACGTTTTAAAAGCTCCTGAGAGGGATTCTTTGGTAACTCCTTCTCTTGCTCTCCTGCCAATGAAAAAGACCCTTCACTAGTTACCTCAGCGAACTGAGTAGCAGGGTCTTTTAATTTAATCATTTTCTTTTTAGCAGCTGCCATACTATCCCTCCTTATGATCTGGCTTGATCCAGTGTTAGGATAAGACGTGCATTTGGATCAAATGGAATGTAATCCGATGTTTCCGTTGCATATGAACCTTCAACCTGTGTTTTCACGTCACGGTCATTTTCAACAGAGAACGGTTTAAATTGGTATTTAGCTAATGCAAATCTAGGATCTACTAGCACTATACGTCCATCTGGAATATCTTCAGAGATAAATGGTTGATAATCAAGTACCTCTGGCATATCTCCATTTTTCAGCTCATTAAGGAAAATAAAGTTTCCATTCGCTTCTTTTTGAGTCGCCCACTGCTCTGCTGTTTTCAAATTCATCAAGCACTTTGTATAGTCTAAACCATACTTTTGATAAGCATATTGTTTTGCATACCAAATATCTGTTAACTTCCAATCATTCGCTGTTTTTACCCCAAGTGTTGGTGCTGCATCAGTGCCGTCTTTAAAGTAGCCATTTAATAAGCGGTGAATAGCTAATTTCTCTTCTGTACGACCAATTTGTACACCGCGTTTGCGTAAATGTAGAGAAAGCATATCAAAGCGCATAGCTTTTGCTTCGTCTGTGATTTCAATACCACCACCGCGCTTGTAAACGAAAATAGTGTGGTCTGTATCTAATTTGATACTAACAACCGGAATTGGAGCACCTTGACCAATGAAGCTTAGGTCTAGATCATCATTATCCTTATTTTCTAATGTGTAGTACTGGTAACTCATTTGATCCATGCTGATTGTTTGACCAACTAATTGATCAGAACGTCCACCAGCTAAGAAACCTTCACGAAAGCCATCTTCTAATACAGCATTAAATAAAGGTTTTGTATTGTCATTTTGGTAAAGAGCACGGACTTGTTGGGACTCAATATTCTCAATGCCTAATGAACGAATTGCATCTTTTAACGTTACACCTTGAGAAGCAAGATAAGAACGGAAAGTAGCTGAACTATTTTTATTTAATAATTCTTCAGCTTGGCCAGCAATGCGCCCGTCTTTTCCTGCTGAATTTTTCATAGCACTTCGTAACTCTGAACCATTTTTTAACTCAATGATTTCTCCACGACTATTTTTAATTTTACCTGTGAATTTCATGCTTTCCCCTCCATTAAGGCAGTAGGACTTCTACTGTCTTTTTACTTGAATTAACTAATGTTACGTAAGTACCGTTAGCAGCTGTTGCCTTCTTCACACCACCGTTTGCATCAGCAACTACTGAATCACCAACAGCAATTGTGCCGCTATAAGTAAATTCATTGTTACGGGAATGACCATAATCATAAACGCCAAGTGGTGCCTCTTTTGATGTAACAGTGTGCTTGGCCACTAATTGAATAGCATCACCATCAGCACATCTAACTGCATGATAAGCACCTGTGGTTGCTAATTTAAGTGGTGTTCCTGCTTTTATCGGTTTATCCGCTGTAGCATCCTGCGCAAAAACAGTGAGAGATAATCCATAACTATCCGGTACAATACCGCCTACTTTGTTAAACATTATTTGTCATCCCCTTTGTATGATTCTGAAACAATGATGTCATCCTCTTCGTTGCCTCCACCTTGACCACGGTTTGGATCATCAGGGTTTGTTTGACGACCACCTGTGAAGCGTTGTCCTGCCATTTCTTCATATGCTTTGATTTCATCCTTGATATAGTCAAGATCAGCTGAACGAACCAACATATTTTTATAAGACTCTGCATTGAAACCTTCACCTTGAGCACGTACACGCGCTGCAACAGCTTGGTCAACTAAATCTGATGCATATTGACGACCTTGTTCAGCCTCTACCTTTAATTGCTTAACGCCTTCTAAGGTGGCTTGCTCGCCCAACTCATTGCGTAATTGAACATCCTCTGGTTGGCGAAAGACTTCACCTTCTGATGATAAAACTTCATAAACAGCACGTTTTTCAAGCTTTCCTTCTTTCAAAGCACTTCGAACCTGTTCAACTAAGTTCATATTTTTGTTATCCTCCCTTTTAGGCATAAAAAAGCAGCGCCATCTTTTCTCTCAAAACGAGTTTGGAAGCGTTGCTCTAATTTCGCTATTTTATTTTCCTCTAATTCACCCTGTTGGACGTAAGCTCTCGCTTTGTCGATGTAAGCACCAGGTGTAGCGCCTTTATATACAGTCGATACCTCCCTAAGCCTAGCGTTTTCAATCCAAGCAAAGGACATTCGACTATTCTCATCTTCTAGCCCTGGAATATGCGGACATTCCCAGTCCCATAAATCACGGCCGCAAGATCCACAACGGTAGGATTCATCAGAGAAGCCAACGGACATATCACGTGTAATACCAGCTTTAATAGCTCGTATGGTGTCATCGGTAGACTCACCATTGATTTTTACACCTTTAAGGATGTACCAATCACCACGCACTGCATTTGCATTGTCAGTATCATCTTGAATCAATTGTCCACCATATGAACGCCCAAAAGGAGCTGTGTAAATATTATGGTTTCCTAATAAACTCACGCCATTGTTTAAATCAGCAGCATAGTTTCGCAATGTAGTTACAGGGTCCATTCGTGTAAAGTAAGAATCTAGTCTGTCATTCGAGCAAACACCTGAGAATGTAAAAATATCATCAGCTGTTACAGGCTCAAGCGTATGACGGTTAATTGCATCTAAATCTATTTCCTGTTCTTGCGCAACCTGTAAGCGTACTGGCAAATGTAAAGCTCCTGTCATTCCTTATTCACCTCCCTCCAATAAATGCTCTTCACCTTCAAGAATACGTTTATACCAGCAACGACAGTTAATGACGTTATCTGCTGAAGCTTTTGAGCTATCACTAGGATACATTAACGGCTCAAACTCCTCGTTTGCGTTTTGCACGTAAAATGGCTCATCCAATGTTTTTCTCTGCCCATCAGCTTCTCTATGACCATCCCTTGTGCGGTCTTGTTGAGCAGAACGCCATATCTTGCCGATGACCATGCCTGATTGTTTATCAGAATGCCATTGACCAGTTCTTGCAGCTCCTATCATTTCAGTACGAGCAATCGTTCTTGCTCTCCCTTTTGAGAAAGCAAAGTCTTCTCGTAATGCATTAGCTGCCTTGGTCACGCTGTACTGTCCTTCAAAAGCAACGTCCCATAAAGCCATAATTACACGCTCATCAGTAACGCCTTGGATCAATTCAACAGCTCTTCGAGAACGATCAGATAAGGAACGCAAGAAATCATCGTCTGTATCATCAAATACGAGTTCTGTATCGATTTCCATGATATTGTACATCCCTGCTATTTTGGCTGATTGCTCTATCCAATCAAAGCCTGCTGCATCCCATAATTCTAATTGTTCGCCTTCATCCGTTAAGATATTGGACTTAATCCAATCAATGAACGATTTAGGGACGTCTGAAAGGTCTTTTCGAGTATTGGAATACATAAACCTATGGATATCCACTAACACACGCGTAGGAGGCGTGTCGGCTTCTTCAAGTCTACTGATATATGTTTCTACTTGATTCTGTAACAGGTTATAGAAATCATCAGCTGCTTTTGTTGTTAGAACAGCAACTTCAAGTACCCAATCACCTTGCATTTCCTTTACATACTCATCTTCAGTATCATCAGCGCGTGTTTTTGGTTGACATTTGACTTGTACACGCCTTGAGCTTGCAATGGCTGGTGATGCTGTAACCGGCGCTTGTGGCTCTCCAACTGCATCATGGCCAACTACCTCATTAGCTGCTTCGTTGTTATCGACCCAACCTTGATTAACTCTTGCTATCCAGGTATTTGTTTCAATCTGTTCAGCTTGTGCATCTTGGAAACGGTCTGTTGTACGAAGCTTATTAAAGGTTAAACGAGCTTTACTCTGTCTTCCTTGTACTTGCAACGCGACATTATAAGCACGTTCTAAAACACGCTTAACGCCTCGCTGGATACTTTCAATACCTGCCACATATATTTGCCATTGAACAGTGCCATGTGTTTCTGTACTCGTCTCATTTAATCCTAGCAAAATAGGCAACTGTTTTAGCGAAGCAACAAGCTGCTGATTAATGATATTAATAAGGGCTGTAGCGTCCATTGACTTTCCATTTGTACCACCTGTCATTTCTACCTTCACACTGTCAGGATGGATAAAGTTATCGTCTGGCTTTAATTTATTAAACGCGGATTCAATGTCACTAATGTATTTACCAACAAACTGACGTACTGCTTGTTCACCTTGAGAAGCAATACTTGGAGGAATGTTCTTTAAAATAGATTCCTCAACAATTGAAATATCAAATCTTGCATGACCTTGATTATGAGCCACGGCTTTTAAATCTTTTAATACCTCGGTTTGGAAGAACACAACTTGTAGTACTGGCAAAATAGGAGAACGTCCATAAGGATCTCCAATGTCCGGATCAAGAGGCTGATAAAATACTTGCTCTCGGTTTAGCACTTTGTATGTACCATCGGAATGTTTTTGTACTAATTGGATTTCACCTGTTTCTTTATCCTTCCGAAAATTTACAGAGGTAGGATCGACTGCATGAAAATCTACGACATCATTTAATCCCTCATTCAGTTCAACCTCTAGACAAATGGCTCCTTGAGTAAAAGCAGTTAGATGTAACACATTAATTAACTGATCAGTACCACCGCCATATAAAGCTCCTACACGTTTAGCAAGGCCATTAATATAATCTAATCCTTGCTTATCCCTTGAACCTGTGGGCTTTAAGCACTCAAGCTCATGTCCTGTATTGGATAAACGGAGAAAATTCCATATAGCCATCGATGCTGTTGGATTTAAATCACGAATGAGCTTCAGACTTTCCATAACGTCTTTATTTCGAAACTCGCTACGATGAATCATAATCCCTTCATACCAGGAGAATTGCTTTTCCCATTTTTCTTGAGTTTGTCTGCCACTTTCCAAACGAGAATTAATAGCGCGACTTATGTTATGAAGATATTTTCTTGTCTTTCTTTTCATATTCCAACTTCGATAACGGTCAATAATATTCATCCGTTCACCCCCTTCATTTTCCACCCACCAATAGTAGGTAGCATGATGTTGCTGTATTCTTGGTTAACACGCAGTGGCTCAATTGAATATCGAAGAGCAGCCATTGCATCGTCAAATATCTCAACTGGATCATCACGATAAAGACCTGATTTCGGGTCCTTCTTCCATTTCCACTGCTGAATTTCTTTGATTGTATTCACACATGAAGGATGAATATGAATCTTTAATCCTTTGAGAATATCAATTTGAGCTTTTACACTACCTTGGTTCTTATGAACAGGTATTGCATTATAGCCAGCGTCTCTCCACATCTTTATACGGTCAGGTTCCGCTGAATCACAGTACATCGGCAGACTTTTAACGACCTGTTTTTTATCAGCAGATTCAATGATCTCGTTTGTATCCATTTGATGTACGTAAATTTCATTGCACACAAAAAGCTCACCGTCTTTAAAAGAAACCGTGAGTAATGCATTTGCGTGGTTAAAGCCAAAGTCTTGGGCATGGTGCATAGAATCAAATCGTTCAAAAGCAATATCAAAGTCATGAACAGAGTAATTGGATAAGATAACACCACCAAGCTCTCCCCATTCCCCTAAGCCGTAAATCTTATAACCTTCTGGATCTTGTTCTTTACGCAGCATCATACGTCTATGATAAGCTTCATCAATGAAACGATTTTCAAGATAAGTAC